GGTTGCCGACTTGTTCCGTCATATAGCACCTTCTTTATTAAATGTTAACTCCTTGATTTGGCGACTAAGCCGTCGTCAAGGATTGCCTGTAGGCGGGCTTTCAAGCGCTCAAGTCCTTTGAGCGTGTGAAACATGTCAGAGCGGGAGCCGTAGTCAGTATGGGCCGACTTGCGCCACTCTTCAAAAATATCTCTTTCCACTGCGTCGAATGCCTCCTTGAGAATATCATCCTCAAGAAGGCGCTTGGCGTGGTTAGCTTTTGTAATAGGGTCCATTAAATTAACGGCTCGTATCTAGGGTTCGTTACCATCGCGGGCTGTGCTTGGGGAACTGCCATAATGGGCGGGGCTTGGGTAGGGGTAGCACCCGCAGAATTAAGAAGGCCGTATCCCGGCTGGAAGAACATAGCTTCCGGACCGAAACCATACCGCTCATAATCTAAGATGGTTGGATTGGCGCGCATGTCTCGGCCTGCGCCTATACCTACGCCCGGACCAAATTGAGAAACATACGGCGTTCCCGTACCCGCGCCACCGCCACCGGCCAAAAGGTTTTGTAGAAGATCGGCTCCGATACTACCGATAGATATAAGCTGGGGTACGTTTAGGCCAGTGCCGAGAACACCGCCCTTGTCCGTCAGCGTCGGATCGGGAGTTGGAACCTGCGGTATACCGAGCGCAGGGAGCAATGGGCCAATAGCCGCGAGTTCATCGGGAACGACGGTTTGTGGCACAGGCCGGTTACCGCTCACGACAATATCTTCAGCCTGTGGTTGTGTCAGCGTTGGGTCCATAGCCAGTTCGGTGAGCGCAGGTAATGTTGCGGCCACGGAACCGCCAAGACCAATCAGGTCTTTGGAAACAGATGTAGGGTCGAAACCACCAACGGGGTTTATTGGGCGGTATTTACTAACAACGATTTCACCAGTGTCTTGGTCAACGCCATCGACTACGTTGCGTTGGGTTGGCTGCGTGGCTGGCGGCGACGCGCCACTGGCGACACCCGATGCAGCACCTTGCAGCACACCTGCACCCGCGCCCTTCGCAAGATTGGTGAGGGCGTTGACAACGATGTCGCCACCTGCTTCAGTAGCGGCCTGCTTTGCGAGTTCTGGTATTAGCGCATTTTTAACAGCATCACTTGCGTTGCTAAGTACGCCGCCAATCGCTTCATTAGCGCCTGTCACGTTACCGAGGCCAGCAGTCGCGCCGCCGATTAGCGCCGACGTAAGCGGGTCCTTACCCGCTAGGAAACCACCAAGGCCTCCTGCCGCAGCGCCTGCCGCAATCTGAACACCGAGGCTTGCCCCGCCTGTTGCGATGGCGGCAGCGATAGGTAGCGCCACGCCCGCGATGTCGCCTACTATACCAAGGCCGTTCGGGCCTTTGTTCTCGGCTACGCGTTTGTACTGGCCAGTGGCGGGGTCAAGGACTTCGACACCCCAGTATGCGTTCTTGGGGTCGGCGAGAGTAAGGTCATTGGCTTGCTTGAATACGTTGCGCAAGCCTTCTTCACCTGCACCCGCGTACACAACGCTGCCGTCTGTGCCGCCTTTAACGAGGCGGTATGCGGCGTTTTTGTCTACTGGTACAAAGCCCGGTGTTGCAGCATCGCCGTAACGCGCAGGCAAACCTAGTTCGTTTGCGAAATAATAGCCGGTCTGTCCGCCACTTCGTTGACTTGTAATAGGGTCGAGGTTCACACCTTGGCTGGGGGCTACGTAAGGATTGACGTTCAGTATAGCTTGTTGGCGTGCAGCTTTCGTCCGGCTTGGGCCAGCGCCAACGCCGCCAGTATACGCGCTGCCCTGCTCAGGACCACCGAGCATAGGATTGGCGAGGTCAACGCCGACTGCTTCCGCGCCAAGCAGTGGACCGCCGAGGCCGTAATCACTGAAGGCCATATCCTGTAGGGGTATAATCGCTACCATTACATCATCCCTTCTGGTGGCATTTCAGGTTGCATCGGCATTTCAGTTGGCATCTGTGCTTGCTGAACCGCCTGCGCCATCTGTGCGTTCTGCGCGGCCTGCTGAGCCTGCACGGCTGCGCGATCCATCTCGCCTTGCTGGCGCAGGAGTTCACGGTCGCGCTGCATCAACGCTTCGATGTTGGCCGTGTTGACCTGCGCGCCGTACTTGGCTTCAATCTCGGCTGCCTTAATCATCATGTCGGCATCGAGTTTGTCGCGCTCACGGTCGTCCTTGCGCAGCATGTCTTCGCGCTGCAACTCAAGTTCTGCGGCCTTCTTCTGGATGTCAGCGCGGATTGCTTCCATCTGAACCTGCGACAGCATCTCTTCCGGTGTCGGCTGCGGTGGCGCAGGCGGTGGCGGAGGAGGCATCATGGCTGGGTCTTTGAAGAATACAGTCGGGTCTTTGTATCCAGCCAGAGCCATCATCTGAGACAGCGTGTTGTAGTAACCCTGCATGTCGGCCAGCGGTGCGCCCATCTGCATCAGCATCTCTTGCTTGGCTGCAACTTGACCCAAGAAGGCCATCTTCTCTTCGTTGCTACCCGTACCAAGAGCGACGTTGACGACGACATCCATGTTCGTATCCCACACACGTGGGTCAATCGGTACGAACGTATTACGCAGACGCACCATGCGCGGTGCATCTTGGTTCTTGGCGATAAGCTGCATCGACTTGTGGAACAGGCTCTTCATACCCGTCTCGGCGAAGATACGGCAAATCAGTTCGATATGCTGCGCCGCAGCAGTAATCGTGGCTGCGACCGCAGCGCGGGTCGAAGACTGAAGCGCATTTGCATCGAGGCCGGATGCGGCCTTGGAAATACCTGTGCGGTTCTCGCGCAGTTCATCCATGTACTGCAACATCGGAAAGGCTTGCTGCCCGACGAACGGCATCACGAACGGCTGCACCATACCCGGTGCGCGCATACGGATGATGCCGCCGACTTCGGTGTTCATTACGTCTTCGATGTTGACTTGGCCTTCAACAACACCCGTGCGTGGGTGGATCGACTGGGCCAAGCTGTCCAGCGTGTTACGAAGGATATTCGACTTGATAAGCTGAATGTCCATCGTCACGTCGGCAATCGACATGCCGAAGAATGTGTGCGGCTCTGGATCGGGGCAGAAGTCTACGAACGGAATAAAGTCGCAAGCTTCCCAATGCAGTATCTTGTTGGCGGAGCCAGCAACGCAGACGCGGCAAAGTTCCGCGATCCCGTCGCCGTCCATGTCAACATATACATAGCCCTCGATGTAGAGGACTTTGCGCGATGTCGTATCTGTGCGGCCAGTGATTTGGACAAACGCTTGCGGGTTACGGTCGAAGGTTTCTTGGTTGCCTTCAAAGTCGTCAAGCGTTTCAAAGCCAAGGTCTTGAACCTCATCGAAATCGTAGCCCATCTTCACAAGATCGGATACGGTAACGTAACGACGGTGGGCTACAAACTCGGCCGTCTCAATAGAACGCGCACGGCGGTCAATCAGAAACTCTTCGGGCGGTACGGATTGAACGCGCAGGCGGCCCTTCTCTGTTGTGCGGACAACGGTGCAGTCGTAGGTCGCAGGCTGGGTTTGGCCCATCATGCCCATCGGTGTTTCGACCATCGTCTCGCCGTAGGTAATCTCTACGTCCTTAACTTCGATATTGACATCGGACTGAAGGACCGAGAAGGTAGCCTCGTCCAGACCCGTGAAGTAGTGGGTCGTGACATCTTTCTCGGTATCCCACCAGACTTTCATAATACCGTTCTTACGGATCAAGGCGTCCTTAAATGTGGAATAGCATTCGCTGAATAGGTTGTTATCGCGTGTCAGGCAGTAGTTGACGTAATCCGTCGCTTGCTGCGCGGTGGCCACATCTTCTGGGCCGTTCGGCGCGAACTCGACGACGTTGTTCGCCGCAAAAAATACCTTCATGATCGACGGCATCATGGCCTGTACAGTATCCCGTACATCCATCGACATTGCCTGAGAGCGGCCTTCCTCTTCGTTGCCGAATGGTTCGCCCTTATAGTACTGGCCCGCAAGCGCACGCTGCGGGCTGATGTCGTCGTCTATATAATTTTGAGCGTCGTCAATCTCGGCGATGACGATGTTCTGAAGTTCTTCTTCAGACATAGGCTCTTCGACCTGCTCGTCTTCCATCTCTGGCTCTTCAATGGACACTTCCGTACCGTCGGGAAGTTCCATAGAAGTTTCATTGGACATATCTTCGCTGTCGTCGTTTTCCGAGTTGGCGTTGGGAACCCCGGTATCTTGATACATACGGTTGTTCTTAGCCATGTCGGCCTTACTCGGCTTACGGTTATTGCGATACGCCATATTTTAGCCTTACTTCTTTTTGGACTTGCCAGCTTCGGACAGGGCAATAGCTATAGCCTGTTTGCGCGATTTAGCC